CAGCAAGGAGTATCACCAACAACCAGATGATACTCCAGGTTACATCATTTATATCTTCTAGTGGACGAAGAAATAGATTCACTAACAATCACTAATCATAGAGTTGACCTGCGATCCAGCAGCAGATCCAACATTCTGTCCTAAGAGGTTAACCCATCCTGCAGCCAACCATCCAACATAAGGGATGTTCATGACAGCGGGTGCCAAGAGACCAGTGCTAATCGCGGTTCCTGCCATTGCACCTTGTGATCGTGCTCCAGCGTCCGCCACGATGCACTCTATGTCTTTCGCAGACTTTCCCTCTTCGCCTAAGGCGTTACCTCCCATGTTTCTCACACCTTCCATAGTATATTGATCACGTCTCCATTCTCTTCTAGTCTCAGTTCCACTACCAAACAATCCTTTCTTTTCTTTATCGAGACTCAGTGATTTGTTAGACTCAAGAATAGCAGGATCATTTGCTTTATATTCGATTGTATAACCGTCCTTACCTGCTTCTATCTTATAAGAAGAATATGGAGTGCCCTGTGGAATATTAATGGTAGGAACCTGAATCCTATCAGGTTCTCGTCTAATTAAATGTCCCAATACACCGATGTGTGCAACACCAACTATTACTCCTAATCCAATTCCAAGATACTTGAGAGTTTTCATAATTCACCTAGCGAATTTACTTTGCTCTCTTTTTCCTCCCATCACAATGTGCTTTTTGAGAGAATCCCTTAGGATTAGAGCAATCAATACTGCGCTTGTATTTAGCACTCCATCCCTCTCTCATTGCCTTAGTTTTCTTTTTCATCATATTAATATACTTTCTGTAAACTGCTGCCTCAGCAGTTTTGCCCATTTCTCTTGCTCTTTGCTCCATAGCCACAGCTGCCTGAATCTTATGAGCATGTGATCTTGAGGAGTTACGAATTTTACTTACAGACTCTTTTGCTTTCGCAACATTCTTAAATCCTAAACCGTGAATAGTTCCTTTAGGATCTTCATCAGTGTAAAGATCAGAGTGTTTCTTCGACTTAGCGGGTTGTCCTTTTTTTCTTGGAATCCTGGGATTAGATTCTTCTGTTTGAAATCTTTTTATATTATCACGAATTCTTTTGATTGTATTATCATCCATCAACTGAGTATATTCTTTTGATGCATGAACCATTTGATCTATACTGGGCCCATCACCTTGACTATTTGACAATGAAAGTTTTAATACTGGATAAATGTTTGAAAATCTAAATCTTGCCTCTCCAGGTTCAGCTGGTGTCTGATAGTCCTGAGTTAGATCATCATCATCCTCATTTTTAAACAGATACGGAATATAGTTAGCAACACCACTCCCAGTGGAGTTCGTGGGTGCTGCTTCTGACATAAACTGTTTGAAACTTTTCATGCGTTCAATGCGGTATAGATGACACTGAAAGTTGTTAATCCAGCAGATGCAGGATATGCTAAAAGTCTCAATTGTCCGGCACTTAAGTCTGCTGAAAAAGTAGCGATGCCTGAGGGTACTTGAAGTGTGCCATACTCAGTAACATATGCCGATGTACCATCGTGCATCGCTTTGACTGTGGTAGAATTAAAACTACTAGATTGAGTCGCTTGCACGTTAAACTCAACCGACTGATATTTTGGTGCCGAAATGGATACAAGCGCAGTCTCATTAGTGGTAGCAGTTGTAGTCACACCAGACTGAACAATACCACCAGTCATATTTAAATTAGTTTTGGTTAATGAACCTACGATGTATGGCATTTTACGTTGCTGTCTCTAGAATACTTAAAATGCACTTAAGTGTGCTATTTGCGCTGGCAGTAACTTTTACTGCATCACTTGTTTCTAAAACCAATTTTCCACTTAGAGGGACAAAGGCATCATTAGTGGGAACGTTCGCCTCTTTAATAATTTCTGTGTCTGTTCCAGATCTCGCATGTTTCATCGTGACTGTCGCATCAGATGATCCAACATTAGCCACATGTGCATATAAAAGAATGGCAGTGTAGCCAGTCGGAGCAGTGTACATTGTCTGCTCTGAGTCAGTTAATTCAAGCGTAACTGTTTGAAACCTATTAAGTGCTAATTGTGCCATCTTAACTCAATGCTAGAATAAACGGTGTCATTTCTGTAAATAAACTTCTGGAGAATGCTCTACCACTAATTGTACCAGTGTTTTGATTAATTTGTAAATCGTCACCTATTCTGAAGTTACCAGATTGATCAGTACTGGTATAAACAACATTACCTCCATTTGTCTTAGTAACTTCATTTGCTTGAATAGTAACACCACCACGTTTTGGAGTTGCCTCTGTAATAGTATTACCAGAACCGATATATTCAAAAGTATGAGAACTAGCAATAATTTTGCTCTGTTGGAAGAAATGAACCGATGTTCCTACACCAACTGAATTAATTAAATTTTCTTCAAGAGTTAATGTAGTAATTCCAGACACTATTGGTGTCGAACTATTTATTGTATAGTAAATAGGTGCCATTACGGCGGTGGCAGTTGCACCGTTACTTCCTACATCAGGAGCACTTATCGTGACAGTTGGTGTTGTTTGATATTGAGATCCACTACTAATAATAGTAATAGATGCAACACTCTCTCCCTCTAAAGTAGCAAATGCTGTTGCGGTTTCACCACTAGCACCTGTAGGATCAGCGACTGTAACAGTAGGAGTGGAAGTGTATCCAGTTCCTCCAGAACCAACTGTTATTGACTCTACAGACTCAAACAATTCTCCAAAAAATACAATTTGTCCGTCGTAAGGACGTGTAGTTGTAGTGCCAACATTTATAGTTACATTATCTTGAGCTGCATCGGCAGCAGAGGTGCAAGTTCCAATATACTGAAGAGTTCCTTTTCCATCAGCAACTAAACCTAGTGTGCCAAAACTGCAATTACTATTCGCAACATCTGCTTGTCCACCAGCGTGGCATGTAATCGCTTTATCACAACAGATAGTAAAAACAGAAACTAATTGAGCATATCCCTCATTTGTGACAGCAACACCGACACCACCCTGGTTATATTGAGTAAAAGCATCCACGTTCATTGACTTAGTTTTGACTGCTAAGTTACCATCAATTCTGATACCAGTCCCTGTGGTTGTGTCACTAGTGCAATTTTGAACATATGGCCCTTTCCACTTACCACCACCTACATTAGTTGCACCTCCACTTGGAAATGCCACGGCAGCTGCGGGAGATAAGTGTCCAGAAAAAGTCATGTTCTGTAACTTACATCCTTTATTGACATGGAATATATCAGAGGTTGCATTGTTTGGTAGAATCTTACAAGTTCTTAAATCATCACCTACAACAGCACTAAAGGCGGGTAGTTCGATAGGATTGTCCTCAACATAGTTTCCAGACATTACTTTAATAACTGAACCTGACGATGCTACAGAAACAGCACTCTTAATTGTGAGTTTGGCATTGTCAATAGATGTTCCGTTGTTATCGTCGTTTCCATCTTTGGCAACGTAGAAAACATTAGGAGCAGAGTTGATACCAGATGCACCAGTTTCGATGGTAACATTATCACCAATAACGACGCTGGAGTTTGTAATGGTAACAATACCAGTTGTAATAGTATTGTTTTCACCATCAATAGTAACAGATGCCGTACCAATGGTAAGGATGCCAGTTATTCTGGCGTCTCCTTCAACGATTAGAGCAGTTGTAGCTGTTCCAGTGAATACCTCAACACCACTTCTAAACGTACCAATTCCAAGTGAGTCAACATTGGTAACATCTTCATACGTAATAGTGCCACCAACAGTTATGTTACCATCAACATACTGATTTCCTTCAACGTAAAGAGCAAAATCACTTCTAGCAATTGTGCCAACACCAACATTTTTAGTAGTGTGAATACCAGTAGAAGTTACAGCCCAAGTGCCTCCAGTACCAACTGATCCACCTCCACCACTATTAGCAACTGTTTCCCACTTATTTTCCGATGCGTTATATTGAAGAATATATCCATTGGCAAGTCCCGAAATATCAACATCTGAAAGATCTTTGATAAATCCAGCACCACCACCACCGATAGTGGACAGTTGTTGTTGAATGCGGTTTACAAAAAGTCTATAGTGTTTTGAAAGATCATCTAGTGTTGCAAACTTTTGATCTGTTGGTGTTAACGGATCTTTTCCACCACCAACATCTTGACTTACATTGGAAGGTTCATCAAGTATTTGCTCATTCAGTTCAACCTGAGTTTTTTTAATATCCTCTACAATTCTATAAAGTGACTTAATATCACCTTCAACCGGAGAGAATCTTTTGTTAAACTTACTTACTGATTTTTTTAATTCTTCAATTTCATTATCATAATATTTTACCTCAGGAAGGTTTGATATTTCCTCTTTAAGTTCAGTAAAATATCCAAGAAGAAGTTCATCAGTTTTTACACTTTTATCAGTTACTTCTTCAAGTTCTTTTTTAATATTATTTTTGAGTTTGTTATATTCACCAAGAATCTGTTTCTTTAACTTTCTGTCATCATCCTTGAAAGTTTTTTGATATTCAAAGATTTTTACAGAAGATTTTTCAAGTTCATTCCATATCTTTTCTTTTTCAGACTGAAACTTTTCTTTGATTTCTTGAGTTTGAACTTTACTCTCAAAGAACTTAACATCTATAGAATCAGAATATTCGTCAAAGTTAAAATTTAACTTTTCCTTTAATGTATCAATAACATCAGATACTCTTTCAAAATTCTCTTCAATACCTGTGAACGTATTTTCAACCCAAGGGAGAGGAGCTAATTCTTCTCTTACTTTAGAAATATCTTCCTTTATCGAATCAATATCTTCATCATAATATTTTGGTTCAGGTAAGTTTGCAACTTCCTGAATTACAGAGTCTATTCTATCCTCAATATTTTGAACTTGCTCATCATAATATTTTACCTCTGGTAGATCAGAGATATTCTCCTTAACAAAATCAATTTCTTCACAAATTGCTTCTATTTCTTTATCGTAATATCTTATCTCAGGTACTTCAGGTATTTCAGATCTTACCTGATCAACTGCTTCACATAATCTTTCTAAATGATCCTCATAGTGTTTTATCTGAGGAATATCAAGGATGTCTGCCTTGACTTCTTCAATAAGTTCTTTTACTTCGTCAAGAGTTAAGTCTTCTTCTACTACAACTTCTTCGACTGACTCTTCTTTTTCTTCTTGCTCTACAAATTCTTCAACTGAAGGAAGTTCTGTTTCAACTTCTTCTTCAATAGAAGGCAATATACTTTCTTCGTTTTCTTCAATGGATGGTAGATCACTATCTACAGTTTCCTCAACTGAAGGTAAGTCATCTTCAACAATATAATCGTCTAGAGACGGCAAGTTTTTATCTTCAGCCTGCGCCATTAAAATATAAGTAGGATACCTCGGGTTTTCTCACCCTTAGTTATTTATCTTGCTGCTTATTCTGCTTTAAAAGTTTGGCGAGATCTGCTGTGGATCCAACAAAGAGTGCGTTTGTGACATTTGTAGGAGAAGACTTCTTTGTATCCTCTTCGACATCTTTAAGTTTTTTCTGTAAGTCAAGTAATTTATCAGTAGCGTCAGCAACACTTTTAATAAGTTGTCCCGCAACTTCATAAGCTCTTGCCTGTTCCGTTTCCTGTGCTAACTCTAGAGCTCCGTTTACTGCTTCCTGCCCCTTTTCAATAAGAGAGTATAAATTGCCTCTTGTATATTCATAATCTTTTCTTGTATCAGTTTTTATAGCCTCTACCTCTTTGGGAACAGGTTTTATTGGTTCACTTGAGACTATCTCACTAGAGACATCAAATGTTTCGTTTAAACTGTCAAAACTCATGTTACTGTACCATCGAATCCAAAGTCATCGCCAGTTTCAATGAGAGCATTGTCGGCAGCAGTAATTAGATTGACTGCAGCTCCACCAACATGTGAAGCAGTTAGTGTATTATCCTGTCCTCTTCTTGTAAAGAGAGTATTGCCCTCTTTTCTATCTACATAAATCGATTCATTATCGATGACAATGTAAACGTTTTCGTCTATTGAATTAGCGTTATTAACACGAATAATGTTCGACGTGGTTCCAACGTCTTCTGACAAATTAGTGACTACATTATCCGCATAACTTCTTGTTGCCCTTGGTAAAACAGTATATGTGAGATCTCTGGTGGGAGTAGAAGAATCGTCCTGTACGTAACCAACACGTACTTTTTTGATGAGATCTCTGGATGCCTTGGAAGTGTCTCCAACAGGGCCAAACAGATATGTTTTAGCAGTGAATCTTATTGTATAAAGTAAAGATCTTCTAGTGCTGTAATTACCTTCATAATCATCTTGCATTGAGATATTTTCAATCACTACAGGAATATCTCTTTTTTCTCCAATCGTATCTACTAAATTGACAGATAAAGTATATGCTGGTTGAAAATAAGGTAAAATTTGTTCAACAATCTGAAGCATGTCATCATTCAATTTGGTATAAATTGAAAGTTCAAACGACATATTGTATGGGACAGGCATGTAGGTTTTTCTGATTGCTGTTGCAATTCCTACAGTTTGTGATTTAAATGTTTGTGTTGTTGTTACCTTCCTTGTGCCATCATATTGAAGTCCAGTAAACTCAAACGACATTCTAGGCAAAGTGATTGCCGTGGGTTTGTTGAGATCAGGAGATTGCTCAAGTCTTGCAAGAAATTTTTGAGTAGGCCCATATGCTAATGGAACTTTAATAACCTCATCAACATTTCCAGACGAATCAAAATGTTTGATATCGATTCCATTAAAAAGACTTCCGAACGAAATAATCGTTCTCCTCAGAATCTCATGGTAAAAGTATTCAAACATACCTATCCTGAACTAT